ATATATGTTACATTTCCCTTTACATCTTCTCAATTTATTCATTTCCCTATCCTTTCCCTGTCATTCTCCTACTTCTTTCAATGCTGCTTCAGCTTCTTTTCTGGTGAGGAAAAACCGTTTTCCAAGGTCTGAAATCTGAAACTGCGTCATATGCCCGGCACCGATTTCAACATTTATGAAACCTCCTGTGCTGTTGATTCCAATAAACACGACTTCTGCAGCGTATGGCCTACCTTTTTCCCTGAAATACCACCCCTTCATTGAATGGTTTGTATATACCGTATCCCCCACTGCGCAGGGCAGTTTCAGCAGTTTTCCTTGTTCCTCTAAGTCCTCGTAATATTTCAGACGCTCCCTCAGCCCCGCCATTGCCCACAAATTACGGTAAAACAACGCAATCAGCCCCTCTATGCTGTCCGTGCCATCCTCAAGACAAGCCGTAATATATTCCTCAAAGTCTTCGTCGCAAGTGAAAGCGTCATCTCCATCCGCAAAGTCTTTCAAAAGCTTCCTTGCCAGTATCCTGGCATCCACCTCCACGCCATAATCCCTATACCATGCCGATCTATCCTTGACAAAGCAGGAATTATATGCCAGTTCTACCATTCCCATTTCTGATACTGACTTATTGCTTGTCAATCTCTCCATATTTCCCTTCCCCTCCACAATCCCCCTAAATCCCCTAATGATATTATACAGGAGATTTTAGAGAGAGTTGTACCAAATTATACCCTTCTGTTCCACAATTCTATGGCATCGGTTGAGTTTGAGGAATATGTACCATTAATCGAAGCTGTATTCATGTAGCAGTCTTCACATTGAATTACAAATCCTTCATCTCCACCAAGTCTTAATTCTTGCACTACCATAATCTTCGCTTTTCCACCGCAGAACGGACACGGTTTCAGCTCTATATCTTGTTTGTCAAGTCTGTCCCCAAGTGATGTGCGAAGATATTCTAAATCCCAGTCATTGTTATCAATAACAATTTTCGGAATCCAAAACTGATGCCTCAATCCATAGTCTATAATGATTCCGCTTTCATCTTCAAATGCTCTGACCGAAAGCTTCTCTGCGCTCAATCCGCATTTCCCTACTTCCACAAAAAATTGCTGCATAGAAATGCTTTGGCTTATCCCTTGCCACTCATACCAATAAGACACATGGGCATCATCAGCAACATCCCTAAAACATATAACTTCAGGATTATCGTATGCGTGATGACATATTCCATTGATCCCCTCTACCCTAAAACTCACTTCCCTATCCTCCTAACCTCCAAATCAAACAGATGATAAAACAGCCGCCTGTACCCATAAAAGTCTGTCTGGCAGACGCATATCCTGCCTAATTTCCTATCAAACTCTATCTTGCCATAGCTTTTCTTTTGTGTTACTGATTTGATGATATACTCCGCGATCTCTTCACTGGCCTGGTATGCGGCCTGCCTGACTAAGCCTCGGTACTTACCTGACTGGCAAAGGAGATAAAGCTTTTTCCGGTAAGCCTTATCCCCAAGGCCATATGATTCCCATGAGGCCCGGGGAGCAGGATTGCTCTGCTTCCCCGTATCTTGGACAAAAATGCTCTCCTGCCGGAAGCCCTGATATTGCTCGCAGACTGATACTTTACCTTTACAATTTTTACGCTTGCAACACGTCCCCAAGCAAGTATCGCACAGACAGGTACCACATTTTGTCCGCATAATCACACCCCCAAATCAAATAAAGACATTTGCGTATAATGCTCATAGTTCATCCAGATTACTTCCTGCCTCTGTTTTCCTCCCTCTGCACAACTCAGGCAGGTTCGCTTTGACCAATGCCGCTGGTATGGGAGGACACACCGCATTTCCGCACCGCTTTACCTGTTCACTCTTTGGATAGTTCTTCCAAGTATAATCCCTAGCAATAACGTAATCATCCGGAAAGCCTTGGCACCCATACAATTCTTTCGGACTCAGCATCCGTAGCCCAATATCTGATATCTTATAGTCCTCCCCTTGGATAGTCACCAAGCCGAACCTGTCCTGTGCCGTCACCGTGCCCAGCGGCTCCTTTATGTCCTGTCCAGTACCCTGCCCATAATATTTAATCAGATAAGCCCTAACCTCTCCAAAGTGCCCTGGAGAACATGTGACCGTATGCAACGGCTCCCTCAAGTCTTGTCCTATACCACTTTTATAAAATTTACTCAGGAACGATGTTACCAGTCCATACCGATTGGATGTGTCTACTGTCATGATGGGATCTTCTATCCCCTGTCCACGAACTTCATCCTTCGATGTCTCAAAGTGATATTGTATTAATACCGGAGATAACATCTTTTCGCCCTCTTGTACAACATATGGGTCAGGATTATCCAACACAAACTTCTTTATTCCTCTGGCGATCCTGTCCATGGTCTTTTCTGCCAGCGGCCTGACCGCCCGGATACCGTGTTTCTCCTTGATTTCCTCCGCTGTATCGAAAATGCTAGGGCACGGCAGGGAAAAGTCTATCTGAGTATATGCACCTATGTAAGGCTTCCGCAAGCCTGCTACAACCTCCAGACTGCCTGCCGGGGCGTGTGTCGGATCCGGCCAGACAATCGGCCTGCAGTCACATCTGGCAATCAGGAAGAACCGCTTGCGCATTGTCGGCGCTCCATAGTCTGCCGCCGTCAACTCCCGGTGCTCTACTTGGTACCCCAGCTCCTGCAACTGGCTTATAAACTTCTGGAATGTTGTACCCTGTTTTGTCTTGATAGGTCTATGTCCCCGGTTCAGCGGCCCCCATGTCCTGAATTCCTCTACGTTTTCCAACATTATGACCCGCGGCCTGACCATTCCCGCCCACCGCAACACTACCCATGCAAGCCCCCGAATATTTTTGTTTTTGGGCTTGCCCCCTTTTGCCTTGGAGAAGTGCTTGCAATCCGGACTAAACCATGCCAGTGCTACAGGATGCCCTTCGCAGGCTCTTACCGGATCAACATCCCATACAGATTCACAGTAATGAGTTGCGCCCGGATGGTTGGTTTTATGCATCCGTATGGCTTCTGGGTCATGGTTGATAGCAATATCCACGCTTACCCCTGTTGCCATCTCTATGCCTGTGCTGGCACCGCCGCCACCTGCGAAATTATCAACTATCAGTTCGCCATTTATCATTTTCTTTATAGAGCCTGCTATAGCGTTGCCCCGGCCGGAGGCGGCTCCTTTCCTTCACTCTTCTATGTAGTCAAATATTTCCATCTGTCCACTCGCATTTGCCTTATTTTCTTTTTCCTTTTTTAATCTAGAGTTCTTGTAGTCGTTATACTTCTTACGATACTCATAGCTTTTTCCGAATATATTCCATGCGGCCTTCACAACATTGGGCTCGTATGGGCGTATCTTCTCCAGGTCGTCTACCGCCTTATATGAGATTGGACAACCACAGCATCCTGTCCTTGTGAGACCATAAACCTCATATGCATCCGAATATCTAATCCCAAACTGTGCTTTGTACCAGTCCTTGTCTTTGTCTGTGACATAGTAAAGCGGCCTGAACCTGTACTGCCCGCTACTTGTCTCCGTAAAGCAGAGCGCCGTATTATCTTTTCTGGGCACCGACCGCATTCCACCCTCGTCCCTGCGCTCTCCGGTAATTATCATCTCATAATCTTTCTGGACACTGTGCGCCACCTGTTTTTTGCAATAATCACAGCATTTTGCGCTGATCTGAAAATCCGGTGGGTACTCACCAATAAAATCTCGCATATATTTTGACGAGTTAATCACAAGCTGTATATTCGGTCTTGGCTCACCCGCTGAATTGCAGCAACATAAAAAATTGATTATGCTCTCACATTTGGGAAACCTCTCACTCAGCTCCCGTCTTTTTGCCGCCTTATTCTCTGCCTGTTCATATTCATCAGCTATTTGCAGGGGGATCCCCTTTTTCTGCCACCCCTCAAGTCCAGCAGACATTATTTTTGACACGAATGGAACACCATGTTCCCTCACCGCCTGCACAATGCCAACCTTCGGCCTAACTTCTTCAATTTCCACTCCATACTTTTCCCCAGTTGCCTTTACATGGTCTTTTATGGCATTCATCTCCAGGCCTGTATTGAAGAATACATACTTGACCGGCGGAAGGGACGGAGAAATTTTCCTCGCTGACTCAATCAGGTCAATCATAATGTCGCTGTCCGCTCCCCCTGAATAAGAGCATATGGCCCTCGGGTGCTGTCTGAGATGCGTCATTATAATCCCTGTTATCGCTTGGAATTTTTCCGGAGCATCAAGGTCAGCATAATCTGGCCTATCTGTATATACTTTGCTTCTGTATGGTTCGCTCATATTTTCATCAAGGAACCCGGCGCGCCTTATTCCCGGGAAGGTTCCGGCTCCTTTCTGAAAGTTAAATTGTCTTTAAAAACTTCTTCATAACCTTAGATCTGTAATCTTGTGTCTTTTGATAGGCTTCGTTCTTTTTCAGGCGCAACACGTTCTTTCTTCTGCTAATCTGTACATCATATATTTTATGTCTGCACATGTAATTGCACATTGCCCTCTGTGCCTTAGCAGCACTTTGGGTATCCACATAATTCTTGTTATAGTTCATGGAGCTTGAACTATAAAATGCCTTAAAAATTACAGCGGGCCTATCCTGTAATGGCTTTTATTCTATTCTTGGCATCTTTCCTCCATAGCCTTGCGCCGCTTTGCCAATATCTTCCCATATACTCCACATTCTTCCAAAGGAACCTCTCTCAACACCATCACTTCAGCACATCTTACCTTCCCTGGGCATCCGCAAGGGAGAACAATTCCATCAAGCTCAGCTCCGACCTCCAAGATTGCCAGATCATCCCACTCACAGCCAAAATCAAGCGCCCAAGCCAGATATGCAATATGTATCCCATGACTGCAGTCGTCAGTTGGATCTGGATCAAGGTAATCCGCAGCTACTGTTTTCCCAATCACATAAACAAAATCCGAATCCTGATCAGAAAAATATACACCATCTTTCTTATGCACAGCCTTAAAGAATCTTCCAGTTTTTTTATCATGCTTTATACCATAGAACGAACAATATTCCTCAATTGTCTTTGGCATATACACAACCCTGGCATTACCAGTGATTTCGACCCGTCCCCCTCTCGTCAGATCAACCACTTGAACATTTCCATTAGCCACGACACTGCTGTTCTCCCGGGCCTCGACACTGCTGTTCTCCCAGGCCACGACACTGCTGTTCCCCCGGGCCACGACACTGCTGTTCTCCCGGGCCTCGACACTGCTGTTCTCCCGGGCCTCGACACTGCTGTTCTCCCGGGCCTCGACACTGCTGTTCTCCCAGGCCACGACACGCTTACAATAATTCTTTCTAACGACAGCCTTGTCCCACACCGTCCCGAACTCAATATAGATCCGCCCTGCGAAGTTATCCGGAATGGCGTCAAGCTCGCTCTGCTTCTTTACCGTAATTTCCTCCAATTTGCTGTAATCAATGTTTTCCATGTGCTTCCTCCACTAATCACATTTCCTGACTTATGAAATTAATTCCTGTTATTCTTAAAGTCTTCAGCAAGCCCGTTAATAATGGGTACCCATGAAAGGACCAAAGTCTGAGCGAACAACATCATATTCTTTTTCCCATTATATTCATGTACCAATGCCGCGGCTTTATCTGTATAATCCTTTACTTTATGGTCTTCCAGAAACTCTTTGTATATCCTCCACAGCGTGTTCTGGATATTTTTGATGTCCTCTAATTTTTCCTGCATGATAATTTCCTAATTACACATTTTTGTTAAAAGTGACACGTAGTTACACCAGCACATTACACTGAAAAGTCCAATATTTATGCGGTGTTTACACTAGTTACACCATTTTGCCACTGTTTTAAAAAATCATGATTCATATATTGAATATGCATATTTACATACATCAGTATAGGCACACTTTTTGTGGTGTAATTAGTGTAAAAGTGTAACCAAATATGTCAATCAAAAGGCAGCTTCATCTGTTCATCAACCTTGATAAAGCCATGTTCATCTGTCTCAAGTTCCGAATCATCTAAAACATTCTCAACCTTTACCCAAACACACCGCACCAGCGTACCGTTAATCTTTGTAGGCTTCGTGTTCTTGTCACCATACTTGTCAATCAGCTTTTTCTTAGCCGCCCATGACAAGAAAGATTTCTTTGAAAATCCCCCGGATTTACATAATTCATCAAAAGCGTGGTTGAAAAACACGGCAAAATCACCTCTCATGATTCCCCATTTTTCGCAGTTCGTTTCAGCATCAAAGCGAATTTCATTCATTGCCACTTTGTCTATTATGTACCGGTAGCACCGCTCATTGTCAGACAACTCATTTCGGTCAATAAGCACCTTTTTCGCTTCATCAATAGAAATATACTGCCCGTCATTAAAAAGCATGTCTGTGGCAATTTTATCCGCTGTCAGGATGATGGAAAGCGATATACTTTGCTTCTGCATCTTATCATCATCAAAAAGCTGCAGCTGAAAGCCTTTCTGTATCTCCCTGATCGCATCCGCTCCCATAGCCTTTATGACTTCAACAAAATCTTTCCCAGCAAAACCGTAGTTTTGTTTCAGCGTGTCGGCGGTCTGCTGCGGGTCTGTATAAACCTTTTCTCCGCACTCAATTTCCAAAATACGGTTGATTGCACCGCCCTGGCTGACATAAGATGTCAGAGGTCGCTCACCATTCGTCAGTATACAGTTGTTCCAGTGGCTTTCCGTATTGATTCCTATATCCCGGTTGGAACGTGTCTTCCCCTTGCCGGAGCAGAGGTCATATACCACGCCCTCAAAATTTTCCTCTATACGCCTGTTCTTCTTGCTCGTGTCGTCCAGAATCATCGGCAGGTGATTTAGCATGTTCGCCTTCGCTTCCAAGGCCACATCCGTTGTTTTAAAATCCCCAATGTATGCACTCTCTGCCGGATTCGCCCATACAGAAGCTGCCAGCATCAGCGTGACGGTCTTCCCACCTTCTGTCTCACCCCATAGGTCAACAAAAAATGGTAATGCTCCTATTGGGTGGATTAGTACGCTTGCAAAGGATGCCGCCAACATCAGTTTTATTTCCATTCTGCCGGACTGGCGCAAACTCCTGACATGCTTATACCATTTGTCCCGGCTCCCACGCTCCCCAATGTTCTCAAACAGTTGCCGGAACCGGCTGTCTCCGTCAAAAGTGATTTCTGTATCATAGGGCAGAAATTCCTTCTTAATCCACCCTAACTTTGAACTGGAATATTGCACTGCTATTTGCCCCGTATTGCGGTTTTCCACGTCGGACAGGTATCTTACCAGAAGCTTCGCGTTTTCGCTCGTTACAGCCACTCCACGGCCTGATAAAGCCACTATTTTACTGGCAGAGGTAATCATAACCTTTGGCACAATTATTTCTTCCCAACGCCCATTACGCTTAAAGGCAAGCCTAATCTGTTCCTCTCCCGTTTCAAGATTTTTTAGGCGCTCAATAGGCAAAATGGGATGATAACAGGCTATCTGTTCCACCTGGGACATATTTTGAGCATATATGCCATTTTCCTCGGCAAGCCACGAGCCGCAATACATATTTTCATATGGACCGTCAAAGTTGGTATAATTATTTATTCCAGATGATTCCTGCCGCTTTTTCTGCTTTGTTTCTCGATCAACTCGTTTGTAAGCTTTCACCATCTGGTCAAATTTACCCTTTACATGAAACCGCTCCGCCACTTCCTGCGCTGATAACAGCAGCCTTGCTTTGTATATCTCATTCTCCTGTGAAAAAATTTCCTCAAAAACTTCATCCGAAAGGATTGTCTTTTCATTCATTTTTGCTAAATTCATAGATTTATCTCTCCCGGATTATTATTTTAAATGTCCTATAACTTCATAGCATTGTTCTGGGTCATTCAATACTTCCCATAGATATTCCTGGTACTGCAATGCATTATACGTATTTGCCCAAGCGTCAGAAAGCGGCTCTAGGCGGTCAAGCCATTTGCGATAGACCCTCATCAGAAGATAGTTAAGTTTTCTTTTATTCTTCAACTTTTCCTCAATCTTCTGCTGCATTTCACGCTTTTTCTGTACCTGGTAAATCTTTAACCTGGTGGAGAAACTGTTGTCAGAATCCCCACCAAGCTCTTTAAATGCCTCTTTAAAGGTCAATCCATCCATCAGCATAGCAAAAGTAAATATGTCCCCGTTTGCGCCGCATCCAAAGCAATTAAAATCTTTATTGTATATCTTCATGCTGGCCGTTTTTTCTTTATGGAACGGGCAGCATATAAAACCTGCCCTGTTCGGTTGCGGTAGCCCATACCGCTCTAGTATATCTTTCATGGAATATAGGTCTTTTATTTCTTCCTTAGTCATGCAAACCACCAAGAAGATCAATGATTTTCTGCCCCGTTTCCTCTTTCTGACAGAAGACAAATTCAACCGAATAGCGGTCTCTTATCGTACACAGCGACTTGTAAAGCTGATTTCCGTCCACTGCTTTTGCTGATATTACATCCTTCACACGCTTGCCGTTGACTGTCTTCCAACGTATTTGATATTTGCGTGGATTCTGCCAGAAATACACGTCCTCAAGACTCTTTATATCCGGCCCATGCTCGCAGAGTATAACCAATTTTATCCCCTGCTCCTTTGCACGAAGCAATTCCGATCTGAAGCGTTCATGTTGTTTGCTACTTACATTACTGCAAATTTCCTGCAAGTCCTTTTTCCGGTCAATTACCAATCTCGGATTGTCTAAGGACTGATAATCTCCTACATAAAGTTTTGAGCGAAAATACTGTACTCCCAGCGCGTCAAACTGACCTTTTATCCGCTCCCATTCCTTGTTGTGCTCACGGGTATCTACTTGTATCTGCATATCATCACCACCTTAGTTAAAGGGCAGCTCGTCCTCAAAACCATCAGGAATATTCATAAACCCGTCACTTCCTGGTGTTCCATAGTTCGGAAATCCGCCATTCTGTTTCCATTCCTTATACGCCTTTGTTTCGCTCATATCCGGCACAGCAGAATCCGCAACCTTGTCAAGCGATACAAACCACCGCAGGACACGCTTTTTCTTTTCCTCGCCGTTGTAGTAGTCCATCTGCTCCCCGAATACGCCACCGATTTTCTTGTCCTTGAAACACTGGCAGAACTTATCCCCCCACTGGACAGAGAACCCGGCGTTGGAATGCTCTACGCACGTTGTGAATGTCTTGAAATTGCGCGTGCATTTCCCCTCTGCATCCTCTGTCAATATGTACTGCGTTGCCTGGTTCGGCCATTTCTTATCCGGCCGGATATCGTTCTGGAACTGCTCCATGAAATATCCCGGCTGCTTATCGTCGTCTGCAAAGTCAAACAGCACAACAATCATATCCTTGCCGGTTTTCGACTTCGTTTCGTTGACCTGCTTGATTACCAGCTTATGCCCTCCAAGTTCCACGGGGGTAAATTCTCCCCCAGCCTGCGTCTCGTCATAATTATTAGGCTTCTGCATATCCTACCTCCATGTGGTTTCTTTTTTCTTTTCTACACTCTTTTCTCCATACTTCAATTCTACAGCCTTTACTTCTCCATCATCATTTGCATGCACTTTCATATCCACAAGATTCAATTCCTGTAATATTTCCCACAAAGGTTTACTATAAAGTTCACCTAACTTCATTCTTTCTTAATCCTCCTTGTAATAATCCCTGATTGCCTTTTCCACCAAAAGCAAGTCATTGTCGATTGTCAGCGTTTCAAACATTCCAATGGGAGATTTACTCACCGCCCCGTCCGATGCCTGAGTCACAAATAAATGCTTGCCGGATTCCTCAATGCACCGCAGGACGATGGTAAACATGCCCTCAAGACACACTTTTTCGTCAATCAGCTTGCCTATGGTCTTAGGCTTCACGTCCCCGAAGTCGTTCTTGTCCTCATGCATCATTACATAGACAATCTTGTCTGCCGGAACCTTGTCCGTAATGAATGTAATCAGCTGCCAAAAGTAATCGCCAATCTTATTGTAAAGAGTAAAAACACCATTCCCTGCCCCAGCATTAGAATGCCCATTCATGAACATATTTGTAATGAGGTATCCCGCATCATCAATGACAATGTTATTTGCTTTTGACTGAATGAGTAGCTGCATGATTGTCTTATAATCATCACTTCTCCACCCATTCACCTTTCCCTTAAAAGGTAACGGTTTATTTATAACCCTTATAAGGTTCCAGTCATGATTGCCTGAACAGTTCCTCAGGCTTGTACTCTTTCCTGAACCTGATTTACCCATAATAAGTACCGCATGTGCCATATTTCCCTAATCCTCAAATCTCCTACTTCAGAAGAACAGCTTTGCTCCAAAATCCAAGAGTGCCAGCATTTTCACTTTTATTCTTTTCCATCAACCTCCGATACCCTGATTCTCCATACTTTGCTTTCTTTGCTTCCCTGTCCTCAATTATCTTTTTAATCATGTTTTTGGACTTATCTGACCGATAATAAAGTCTGTCAAACTTGTCCTTTTCTTTTCGGTATTCCCTTACAAATGTGCCGATATTGTACCGATATTTAAGATACTTTTTGCCCGGATGGTCACTTATCCTAATGGAGTTGCATACACCATAATCCAGCTTAAGATATATGCTGTTTGTGGTGTATGCATTGTACCTCTGGACAGTAAACCCATTCGCAATCAGCCGCTTTGCTATGGAATCGGCAAGATTGTCTAGTCCATTTTTCATGCTTATAATTCCTCTCCAACCGTCACAAACGGCAGCCCGCATATCCATTCTATTTACCGGATAACCAAATGATCTCCCCGCTCTTTCAACACAGCAAATGGAAGTTCTGCGCCGTTTTTGAGCGCTTCACGGATTTTCATGTTGTCAGGCTCTTTCCGACAGTATTCGTCTGGGATTTCCACATCGTGCAGAATCTCCATAGGCTGCAGCCCGCCGTTTTTCTGGATGCCGAAGCTGAACAAATCCGTCTTGAATTTCAGCTTTCCAGTGGCTTTCATGCTCTCATACAAGTGCTGCTTAAGCCGCTTTTCATTGTTCGCAAGCGTTTCCATCCTTTTCTGCATCCGTCCGACTTCTGCCGCATACTTCTCTGATTCCGCCCGTAGTTCCTTGATGATTCTGGCATAATTATCAGCCTTAATCTCAAATTCCCCCTCAATGCCCTCCAAGGTATCTGCAAATGCCTGAGGGTCAATGTTTTCCTCTTCCTCCAACATTTCCAGCAATCGGAGATAAACTCCTGTGATTTCATATAGTGTACTCATGCTCTCCTAATCCTCCTTTACAGTCAGCACGCTTTTCCTCGGGCAGTAATAGTGGGTAGTCTTCCCATCCTTGCCGGCCGGAACCGCCACAAGCACCCTGTCGATGGAGCTTATGTCCTTGTCAACCTTGGAATGGCTCTTCTTTGTGCCAGATGGGATATGCTGCATTGCCCCCACTCCCGCCGGGATATCTGCGATTACCGTTCCATGCTTTTCTGTCCAAGAGCCTTGCGCCTGGCTCTTCCATGTCACCTTATCTCCAGCTTTCAATTTCCAATCCTTCCTCAATATATTATTTAATGGAATCCAACACGCTCTGTATATTGATACGATTTCCGGTTTCCGTAAAGTTCTTCGATAACCTATTACCGTATGTTCCATCGGAAAAAAGAACATCTACCCAACCAACTACTTTTTCCGAGCTACCATATCCATTACTTTTCATATAAACCTTAGTTACAACAGCCGGAAGAATCCGGTTCCCTGCCTTTTCTTTTGTTTTTACAATATCTCCAACCTTAACCATCTTCCCTACCCTTTCTTTCCGCCTCTTCGTAAGCTTGTCTTTCCCTCTTCATCCTTGCCCTGTCCGGTATCTGATACTCTGCATCATCCCATGGACAATCCATCACAACACCGTCACTAAACATATCCATTTCCAGAGTATTCACTTGACACCTCCACGCAGCTCCCACGTGACGGTGATACATTCCTCGCTTTTTCCCGCTGCCGTAGAATAAGTATTCGCTGGGTTGTCTTCACGACACCTCAGTCCATAGTTCGTTACTTCCAGGATCCCCATAGAGATCAGCATGAGAGTTACATATGGACTCGCCTGCGGAATAGGTATGATTTCCGTTTTAAACACTTTTACTCCTTTCTTCAGTGTCTGCCAAGCTCCTAATTCTCCAGGTTCGCTGCGCTTTCCTGAGTCTCGATACTTTCATCTGAAACCTCTAAGTCCAATTCGATAGACACAGTGTTGTTATCATACCAGGTAAAATTTCTGACCACAGTATTCATGTGATCCAGGATTTTCTCCTGATACCAACGTCCGAACGCAATAGTAGCGCTTTTATGTCCTCGAAGCCAAACATTTGTTTTGTTGTTAATAATCCCCAAAGCAAAAATCTGTTTTAACGTCATGTTATCCTCCTTCTGACAGTCCATCGCCTTTTTATCCCTGAAAAATTGCAGGAACCACTGTCTCATACTCATGCTTGTGAGGGTTGTATTTCTGGATCTCTGCTATCGCAAGGCTGTCATAAAATTCCCGCGCCCGGGACATGGTCTGAAACCCAACATACTCCTCCTGGCCGTCGTCTCCCCAGAATTTCACTCTTAATTTAGTTAGTGGCACTGCTCCTCCTTTCCCCGTGCCCTCCGCGTGGTGCACAGCCTATGGCATAGCTGTACACCTTATGAAAGGAGAGGTGGTGTATACACACCACGCGCAGGACACGGAGCTTTTTTGCTCTTACATCTTCATCAGTTTTAAGATTTCCTCATCTGTCGCCTGAAACTCCTTGAAAATCACATACAATTGTACATTTTCAAACTTCCCCTGCTTAAGCCTATTTCCAAACCCCTGCTGGGTGATATGTAGTAATTCTCCCATATACGCCTGGGTCTTTCCCAGACTCTTCATGCGCCCATTTATCCACTCTCGTAGGTCCGTCTGGAGATAATCTTTTTTCTTAATTGCTACCCGCGGCACTTATATCACCTCCACATTATTCACGTCCCAAGGACGTATTGCTTAGACGTATTCGCGCCAGTTCTGGGCAAAGTAGCTCGTCATTGCAGATCCGTCCTTGACACGGATGTCCTTCCGGCAGGGTTTATGTATGCCCCGATTCGCCATATTTGTTTTTGCAACTGCTCTTGCGAGTTTCCTCATGATACTTGTCCTCCTTTTGATTAAAATCTGGAAGCCCACTCTGGAGCATCCTATTCCTTCACATGCACCATTTTTGTAAGGGGTTCGTATTCCAGCTCCAAGGAATTGCCCTCCCGGTCTGTCAAAAACCCCTCATTACCTCTCACAGTAAGGGAAAAATACTCCTCTACCAAACCCTCCTGGACCATCCATTTCCTGATTGCATATTCCGCGATACTCCTCGCACCTTTAATTGCCATCGCATTCACCTCCCATCCTTACTCCAAAAAATATGTTTCGCCTCCTTTATTTTGCGCTGTGCAACTTCCGTTGTAAAAAAAATAAACAGCAAATTCCTCTGGCTTAATATGCAATAAATCTGAAAGTTGTTCAGCTTCATTTAAATCCATAGGACGAATATTGTTTATTTTCTGATTAATAGTTGGCTGTGCAAGTCCTAACGAATTAGCAACATCTTTCTGGGTTATCTGCAATTCTGCCATTCTACCCTTGATTTTATTTGTGTTAATCAAGTTTATTCCTCCTTTCGTCTGAATCAATAGTAGCATTATGCAACAAATATGTCAATAGCTGTGCGCAACTTTTTTTAAATTATTTTGTTTTTGCTATTGCATTACGCAATAAAATATAATATAATGTCTGTCATAGAGAGGTGATTCAACATGACAAATGCAGAAATAGGAAATAGAATCAAACATGCTCGTGATTTAAGAGATGTTACTTTGGATGATATCGCAAAAAAAGTAGGTGTTGCAAAATCTACTATACAACGCTATGAGACTGGAAAGATTACTACTATAAAAATTCCTGTTGTTGAGTCAATCGCCATAGCTTTAAATGTGAATCCTGCATGGATTGTTGGAAAATCTGAAGATATGGAGCTTCCATCACAAAAGGTTCCAAAAATCATGCAGTATTACGAACAGCTCAACGACATAGGCAAGCATGAAGCCACAAAGAGGGTTGAGGAGCTGACAATGGTTCCGCGGTATGTTAAAGAAGATCCTGGTTATGTCAATGCGGCCCATGCGGATGATTATGCCAATGCTCCAGAGGAGCTGAAGCAATTAGAAGAAGAAATGATTATGAAAAAATTTCTAAAGTAAGGAGTTGATTTTGTGACATACGAAGACTTGTTGATTGAGGCAGACCAAAACAACATCATCACAAAAGAAGCGCCGCTTCCTATCAGTAAGGGAAGAATAATGGGGAATTGGATAGCAATAAACAGCAAAATGACCGAAACAGAAAAGAAATGCATCATGGCGGAGGAGCTGGGTCACTATTACACCGGGTGCGGAGACATCCTGGACCAGTCCTCTGTTGCCAATAGGAAGCAGGAACGGTATGGCCGGGTTCATGCATATAACCGCCTGGTCGGCCTGATCGGGCTCATAGACGTGTACAAGCATCACTGTGAAAGCCTTTATGATGCAGCTGAGCACCTGCATGTATCGGAGGATTTCTTAGCAGAATCAATATCATATTACCGAAGCAAGTACGGAGTCTGCACCACCGTTGATAACTATGTAGTTTATTTTGAGCCGCATATCGGAGTGCTTGAGCTGAAGTAACCCTAGAACAGGGAAGAAGGTGGCGAATGAGTTTAATACTTGGATACGCAACTAAGACAAATGCTGTTATAATGAGCGATGGAAAAGCTGGTGGAACAATAAGGCCATCAGAATCTTGCAATAAAACCAGGAAAATTAATGACAATATTATCTTGGGATTTGCCGGATATTTAGAAGATATTACTTATGCTTTCGATTATATCACTGATGTAAGCGGTAATGACCTCAATAATTATATGATAGATGATTTTTGGAACATAATTATTTCCTTTATGAGAAATAAGCAAACACCAAAATTTTTCCATTCCTCATTTATTATTATTGGACGTCATAATAATGGAAACATGTATACTTCTATAATAGGTGACAATACAAATTATATGCTTGAAGAACACAAAGTGGAAAACCCCCGGTATTTAACTATAGGTGGAAGCATTGACGGAGAAATCATCAATCAAATTTACTCTAGTAATATAAAACAATTTGGAAGCCCAATAGAAAAACGCATAATTGATACCATAAGGAAAGTATCAGCTCTTGACAACTCCATCAACACAAATACTTTTACCGTTACGATTTAATGTCGCCGTGTACTGGTCAACATCATCAATGGCAATATCTAATTTGTTATTGTTCATGTCTCCAAGATCAGTAACTCTTTTAGGATATTTTGACCAGTCAATATGTTTATAATTTTGTTCCATAGCTTATCTCCTTTTCTGTTCTATAAATAATTATACATCGTAAAAGGAGCTATTTGTACCAAAATAAAACCGCCCGGTGCTACCAACACCGAACGGCTTTAGATACACCCCAGAAGGATGATACATTAGGTCTCCCAAACCTACACACAGTGTATCATCCTCCTGGGCACCTGGTCAATCAGAACATTTGTTTATGATTGGGTGTAATTTTTGTACTCATTTTTAAGGAGGCTATCATGAAGATTGAAAAGCGAGGATCCGGATCCTACCGGGTCAGGAAGATGTACAAGGGGCAGATGTACACGGTCAATTTTGACCACAAGCCCACACAGAAAGAAGCTATGTTGGCTATGGCGGATGAGCTACAGAAGATTCAGACTAAGCATGAGAGCATGGATTTCAAAGCGGCGGCTGAAGAATATATTGAGGCTAAGAAAAATGTATTGTCTCCCACAACAATAAAGGGTTATAAAAGTGCCATGAAAACCATATCTAAAAAATTCCAGGGCCTAAACATACACGACATTACGGCCTTAGATATACAATCCGAGATCAATATTTTAGCAATAGGACACAGCCCGAAGACTGTACGGAACTACCACGGCTTTATTTCGGCCGTCCTGGGCACATTTTGTCCGAACCTTAAGATTAGTACCACCCTGCCACAAAAACTCAAAAACGAGCCGTATATACCCTCTGATGAAGAAGTGAAGAAAATACTAAAATATTCTAAGGGAACCGAGTATGAGATTCCAATAATTCTTGCCTGCTATGGTCTACGTAGATCGGAAATATGCGCATTGACACTCGACGATATAGAAGATGATATAGTAACCATTGATAAAGCCAAAGTATTAGCAGACACAGAAACCTGGGTAAACAAAACAACAAAGACAACTTCAAGTACACGGCAAATTATTATACCAATGGAAATCGCAGACATGATAAGAAAGAAAGGCTACATATACAAAGGCCATCCTAATTCAATAAACTCTTTCCTGGTAAAAACCGAAGATAAACTTGGAATACCACACTTTCCGTTGCATAAACTTCGCCATTATTTTGCATCTAAAATGAGTGCTCTAAATGTGCCGGAAGCAGATATTATGAAGATGGGTGGATGGGAAACGGATCATGTTATGAAATCAGTTTACCGGCATTCCATGATAAACCAAGAAAAAGACGCTAAGAGGCAAGCAGCTGAAAAGTTAAAAAATGCCCTTTTCACCCAGGACAACTCCGGACAAATTCTGGACAAAAAGTGATACAAATTTGCGTTGTAACGTACAAATATAAATTGTAAAACTGACATGCAAAAAGCCGCAGATCCTCGATTTTCCTGGGAAAACCTTGGTTCTGCGGCTTTGCATGAAAAAAGCGGGTGATGGGAATCGAACCCACAAAACAAATTCTCAAAAACATTGTAAATACAGGGCTTCAAAAATTTCTGGACAAATTTCTGGACAAATTTTTCAACTTTATCTTCTTCTGTTTAGACTACAAGTCTTATCCTCAATTTTGCATTTTGTAAATATTCTTAAAACCAGTAAACTTGGTACAATGATTTTCCCTTTCCATATTATAATGAAAATATGGCAGGGATAGGGAGCGCACCCGACAAAAGCAGCTTTCCACCTTTCATGCTTTCCCTGCCTATGTTGGAAATGGTGGAGAAAGGTGAAGTGTATATGAATGATTTGACTGTAAAGACTGTGGATTTATTTGGCGACAAGGTGGTTGCGGCGCAGGATAAGGACGGTGTTATCTGGGCCGGGGTCAAGTGGTTTTGCAATGGCCTCGGATTTTCGGATGGGCAGAGGCAAAGACAAACAACTAATATAGGAGAGGATATAGTATTAAGCAAAGGTGTTGCAAATTTGCACCTCCCTACAAGCGGCGGATATCAGGACGTTTTATGCCTGAAACTAGATTTCCTTCCCCTATGGCTTGCGAAGATCTCAATCACGCCAAACATGAAAGAGAATAACCCGGAACTGGTGGACAAACTGGTAAAATATCAGTTGCAGGCGAAAGACATTCTGGCGGCAGCATTCATTCCGGCATTCAGGAAAAGGTCAGCCATAGAAGAGCTGCAGGAATTGCAAGGCAGGGCCATCCTGGAGGTAAATGAGAAAGTTGACAGCGTAGAAAAGCGCGTAGACTACTTGGAGAATGATATTCCCCTTTATGGCTCAGAAGCCGACGAAATCAGCCGGAAAGTAAAGAAGAAGGGCGTGGAGATCCTGGGCGGCAGGGAAAGCGATGCCTATACTGATAGTAAACTGCGATCAGAAGTATATTCGGACATATACAACCAGATTAAGCGCGAGTTCGGCCTGTATGACAGCAACGGGAAATTTGTAACATACAAGGCCCTGAAGAGGCGATACATCAAAGAGGCCCATGTACTCATCGAAGCTTATACACCGCCGAAATATCTTGAAGAGAAAATAAAAAACTGCAATGCACAGCAACGGTTAATGGAATGAAAGTGGAAGAGAAAATCTTCCACTTTTTTGGGTATATTTTCTTCAATATCTGATATATTGAAAATTAGGCAGAGAAGAAAAATCCCTCTGCCTTTTTATGTTCTTTTGTGTTATACTCTCCATACAGGCCCCGCCAGGCCGAGTATAGAGGAAATGAGAAAATATATGTCATTATGTATAACTTTTTACAATGAGCATGGAATAATTATGTCAGCAGACAATATGGTTTGCTCTACCATAGAAAAAGATAATTCTCCATATACCTATCAAGGTTCCAAAACAGAACAAAAACTTTTTCTTATTGAAGACAAATATGGAGTTTCATACTCTGGAGCATCAAACATTTACGCTGCTTCTACTTCAGCCTTTTTGGAGGAATACATTACTTCACATCCTATCATTGAAGTCCCACCAAGTGAATGGCTTCTTGAATTGGCTCAAAAGTGCAATAATTTGCTTAATCCAAGCCAAAACATGGTTTTTATAATGGCCGGATACTATCATTCTGAAAAGTTTGTTGTGACTACTAACACTAAAGAGCCAAAATTGAATTTCCAAACAAATAATAGCGGGTTGCTTTATTCAGGAGAAAGTGAATTTATATCACATTTAATCAACTCGGATATAATTGCGTTTGAATATTCTAAATTTACCCTGCAAGACGGTGCTGACTTTTTGCGTTTTCTCAACAAAACAGTTTCAGGGTTAATGCACTATGGACAATATCTCCCAACTGTAAGTGATACCTGCGACCTTTTAGCCATACGTCCTAATGAGACTCGCTGGTTAGAACACTTGACGCTGCACTGACCGCACAATCAATTCTTTTCCTAGTAACAGTCGTTACGGATGTTGAGTCTCTATTGGTCATGACTGTTATTAAGACATCTGGCGCTGAAACGGAAATTTCCTGCTCGTTTACGGTGATTTCCGTTTTTCCGTTACTGATAATGATTTCTTTATCCATCTATATCCCCTCCAATCATTTTCTTTAATATTATCATATCTATATAAATATTTTGTGCCATTTTAAACACTAAATTTCTACAACATATAAATTTCCCTGTCAATATATGAAATCACAGGCCGCCACTTGGTTGGTAGTGACGGCCTGTGATTTCAAAAATCGGCTATAGACATTTGCTGATATGCCGGAACCTTTGCGAAATTATCAATCAACTTGATTCCATATTGCTCGCAGATTAACTGTGCGTTCCGTACAATATCATATGGCGTGGAATCGTTCTTCCTCATCAGCGGAGAAACGGCATTGATTATCTGTGCTACCCTGTCTGGCCGCTCTGTCAGAGGAGTCTGCTTCAACTGGTTCTCCATTTCATGAAAGCGCTTTACATACCGGGCAGTGAACAGCACTCCCTTTTCACCAGTGAATTTGTTTGCCAGGAAGTCGCAGCCAAGCCTAGTCACTTCATAACACTTATTTTCCTTCCCGCTTGCGTCCCGATACGTTGACAGGATAAAGAAATCACTCACCACTATTTCGTTGTCAGTAAGCACCTCGATATATCCCTTGATATGCTTGCCATCCTTTTCCTGGCCTTCCAGTTTCCGAAGGACTTTCCAGTGTTCTGTCTCCATCATCTCCGCGATTTCCAGTGTTGTGATTGTTGCATTCCTTAAATCATCCATAGATTTACCATCCCTCTCTTTAATGACCGTCCTTTTTTCCAAATAGGCAAGGAAACAGCCGGACGGTAACAGAACTGCTTTTCAAGTGCGCTCCCCTATCCTTGCCTTGAAAATATCGTATCATGAATTCAAATTAATTTTGTACCATTTTAAATGTCGAATTTCCACAGCACCTCGCATAGTTCAAATAACATATAACCCCTGTGGTAAAATTATCCTTATGTTGTTCTTCCATTTTTTGACAAAATGTGATATGATGAGTTTTGTCGTGTAGGTTCAAGTTTCAGGAACTATAGTTTTATCCGTAGGAGGAGGAAAAGGGAAATGAAAAAGAAGCTATTAACAATGTTGTTGTTGTCTGTATTGGCTGTTAGTGCTGTGGCGTGCGGCGATAAAGATCCGAGTGAAAGCATTAATTCAGAGTCATCAGAAGAAGAAAATAGCACACAGCCAAAAAGCGAAGAATCCGAAAGCAGCCGTGAAGAGGAAACTCAAAGTGATGTTCCGGAGGAATCAGACCAGATGCAAGAATCGAATAATACTCATACTGTTGACGGAATCACTATTTCAACTGGTACTTTTTCGGTTGAGCCATATGAGGATAACCAGGGAGAGTACACAAAACGAATTGTTATGGAGTTTACGATTAAAAATGAATCTGATTCTGCTTTTGGCTATGTAACTACATGGGAGGGCCGGTTAAGCGATGGATACAAGCTTAAAACGTGGGCAGATTTGATGAGTATGGATTTGAACCAGGTTGCATCAGGCAGTGAAAAGACTGATAAGGCATATTTTCTGCTTGATGATAGCATAGACCCTGATGAAATAACTGTATCTTATAACTTTATGGATTATGGCGAAGAATACTGGGAAGATTTTGGAAAAATTGTGACTGGAGAAATGGGCGAGGATGAGTATATGAGCAAGTACGGAGACTATGAGGTTCTGGAATTTAACGTAGTAAAAGAGTAATCAAGTTGAAAGGGCGGCGGAGCAATCTGCCGCTATTCTGCTATATGATAGAAAGGAATCTGCATGGCCTTAATACAAAAAATTATTGAAAGATTAAAATTAGAAAGCTCTGCCAACAGCTTTGTTCCAGACGGTCAAACAATATATTTCATAAACGGGAAAATGTATAAAGTTTATCCTACTGATCAGGAAAGTTGGTATGATGCAAGATATTTGGTATCTGACAATAGAAAATATGATTTGGAAAATATTGAACATATTAGAATGATACCAATACCTGCCTTTAAACGGTTAGAAAATGACCAATACGGTGTAACAGGAGCACTAGATTATGTATTGCGAATGAAAGCAGGGGCATTTTTTACCAGAAAAGAAAAAGAGCTGTGTTCTGCTTGCTTATGGAAGGCAACTGAAATGATGTTCGCCAATCCTCTTTGTTCATGGAGTAAAAAAGATTATATCAGACTTATACAATGGCATCAAAAACTTGACATGATGGATGAGGCTGACCGTGCGAAAAGGTATTTAGAAAGCAAAGGAATGATTTTTACAGAGTATGAATTGCAGACTAAAAAATCTGAACCTAAAAAACAATCTAAGCCATCACAAAGGAAAAAGAGCGCACCCAAAGAAAAAATAGACTGGAGAGAAAAAGAACTTATTACAGTGCAAAACACAGCTACCGAAGATATGCGGTTGTTACAGATGCCATTTGTATGCAATACTGAAGTAAAAAAGTATGTACATGAGGGAAATCACCCATTTGCATATATGGAAATACTGGGGGAAAATATCAATATTGTTAAAGCCGAAATCAAAAAAATGAATGCCATCATAAAAGAAGGCATAAGAAATTATCCGGGCATTCCGCAAAATTTGAGTATTCCGGCAGGCTCCCTAGTCTTTCAATCTCCTAATGAAGGATACGGATATACCCGAATAATGTGTACTCCTAAAACTTATGAGGGAAACAAGTCAAAACATCCATATACTTTATATTTCTGCACAGACCTTTCTAAGAGAGGAAATACAACACATGGAGAATTGACTTACGGACAGGACGGAAAAGTCCAGAAAGCAAAGGTTGTTTTTTGGAGGAATAATAATCAGTTTGTCTTAAATTTCAAGATGGTAGACGGAAAGTTGACGTTTACGGATATGGGGCAGAACAGACCGACATGGTAAATAGCGGAAAGGGCAGGGAATGAAATTTTTCTGCCTTTTTTAATTTTAAGGCTTGACTTTGTACGGACGTTCTGATATATTGAATGTACGGACAAACTGAAAGGAGATGATAAGGTGTCACCCAAAATGGGGCAAAGGCTGACAGACAATCCAAAAGACAAACGAATTGAAATCCGAATGGATAAGGAAACGCTTAGAAAAATGGATTGTTTGGTATCTGAACAAAATTCCGACAGGTCAAAAATAATTAGACAAGGGATTGAACTTCAGTATGAGCAAAGGAATAAAAAATAAAAGCAGTCGGTCACTTTGGCGAGAGACGACTACTTTTATCGCAACCAAATTGACAACAGTCAACTTAGGTACGCAAATATTATACACTGTGTACCTCTGTTTGGCAACCTGAAATTGTTGAATGGAGGATTTTTAATGGATGGATTAATTGTAAAGAACGTAGATATGTTTGGCGACAGCGTTATGGCGGCACAGGATAAGGACGGTGTTATCTGGGCAGGAATTAATTTCTTTTGTCGTGGACTTGGAATGAGTAAGCGACAGAGGGACTTTCAGGTAGAGAAGGTTAAGACAGATAGGGCGCTTTCCAGGGGGTGCACGTTATTACGGGCAGGGGTACTTGACCCGGCAAATGAAGTATACGCATTAAAACTTGATTTTGTTCCGATATGGCTGTCCAAGATTACGATTACCAAGAAAATGGAAGCAGAGACTCCGGAGCTTGCGGACAAGCTCCTACAGTACCAACTCAAGGCCAAGGACATCCTTGCGGCGGCGTTCCTGCCCAGTGCCCTTCCCCAGTCCGGGAGCACACAGCACATCACCCAGGACATCCCCGTGGGGGAGGTAGCCCGGCTCTCTACGGTCATGGACAGGATCATGGTACGGCAGAACTCCAAGCCCCACGACATTGCCAGGGCGTTTGAGATGCTGTGCAGGCAGTTTGGGATTGCGCTCCCGGAGAATTTTGTGAATGTGCCGGAGTGGGAGCAGTTGACGATTGAGAGCATGGGGAAGTAGAAAGAAGGGGAAGGTTATTTATGGAGAAGATCAAAAGGTATGTTGAGCGATTTCTGAGTAATACAACGCAGAATATCAGATACTCGGTAACACTTGAGGAATGCAGAGACGTTGTGAATGCTATCCGGAATATGGATGAATTCGACGGAATTTTTGCACTGGGAGAGTTCTTCAGTTTCGGCTATGCCAAGGGCTACCGGGCCGCAATGGCTGAGATGAAGAAGAAAGGCGGTGCGGCATGAACAAGGAGCAGCTGCAGATGGTTTTTACATTCGTATATACCCTGGTAGCCGAAATTTGTGGCTTTATCCTGGCACTGGTGATTGTTTTGTGCATGGCCGGGGTTCTGTAGGCAATCCCTTATCCCACCCGGCGGGGTTGCGCCGGGAGAAAGAAGGGAAGATGAAAAAATATACAGTTTATTACGCAAGCGCTCCGACTGGTTATGGATGGACACGGGAATTTGATAGGATTGACGAATTTGAAGATATCGTTGATGATGCCCGGAGAGATTGTACACAATCTGTTTCTGTACGGGACAATGAACTTGGAAAAGAAATCTTTTTCAAGCGTGCCATGACATACAAAATCGAAATAGATATGCTTTCCGGAATTGAAAGGGATTTAAGAACTACTACAAGAAAAAGAAAGTACGCATGATTTTATCCCGCCCCCTGCCGGGTAATGCAGGGAGAAAGCAGGAGCATGGGAACAGAACAAATCCTGAGATATCTTTACTTGGTAGACCGTCGGCTCACTCTCCTGACTTCCGGGATAAACTGGAAACCGGAGTATGAGGCGGAACTTGAGGCAATAGATCGGGAGCTGAAGCAGCTGAGGGAGGTTGTGGAAGCAGAGCATAAGAAAAAGCGCCATGCGGCAGGATGATCTGCATTTTTACGGATAAATGGTACAAATTATCTTCGGTTCTATGATACGATTATTTCAGCGGAGATAGTGATTGCAACACGACAAGCGGTAAGCCTTAACCGTTTCTCCGCTATTCTGATATAGGCGATTTTACAGAAAGGCAGGTAAAGCGTATGGAAGAATTACAGATTGTGGAATACAATAATATTCGCGTATTAACCACACAGCAGGTAGCAGAAGCGTATCAGACAAGCACCGATACGGTTAAAAAGAATTTTAGCAGAAACAAAGACAGATACACAGAGGGAAAACATTATATCTGCTTGAATGGCGAGGAATTAAAGGATTTTAAAGCAAAGGGACAAATTGTCACCTCGCCAAATGTGAACACTCTGTACCTCTGGACACAGAAAGGTTGTCTGCTCCATGCGAAATCCCTTAACACAGATATTGCATGGGAAGTGTATGATAGGCTGGTTGACAATTACTTTGCACCTGTAAAGCAACTTTCGCAAGTGGATATGATGCGGATTCAGCTTGGCATGATTGACAACCATGAGGACAGAATAACCAATCTCGAAAACAACATGACGATTGATTACGGACAGCAACGTGTACTGGAAGATACGGTCAATAAAACCGTTACTGACGTTCTCGGCGGCAAAGGCTCATGTGCTTATGAGGAAATCGGCAGAAAGATATTTGCAGAGTGCAACAGAGATTTGAAGCATTACTTCAATGTGAACGCAAGGAACAACGTCCCCAAAAAGCGATTTGATGAAGCTGTGGAATATGCAAAGAATTGGAAACCCTGCACCAATACGGTGATGCGGATTCAATATTGCAATGCACAGCAGACACTGGATGTATAGAAGAAAAAGTTCTTAGCCATTCCATTCTCCCGTTCTGTTGACTTACTCGTCTGTATTTGCTATACTGTTTTTAAAGTTGGGGCGGCGGCAAGCCCGCCCCTTCTTTACCCCTTAAAGATTTACTCTGTTTCCTTCGCCCTTGCGATTGTGTCCAGGAGCTTCAAGATTTCATCCTTTGTGTAAGTTTCCTTCTCGTCCGTATCCAACATCAGCCGGATTTCATAGATTGTGGAATTTTTTACAATTCTGATTTCATCTCTGTTCATCTCTTCTGTCATTCTTTCTCCTTTCCCCTCAGGTTTTGCTTGCCCTCCACCTTTAGTTATTGCCATTCGGTTTCCCTCCTGACAATTATATCTTATCACATTTTTTTGTGATTGTCAATGATTTTTCTCATATTTTTGAGATTATTTTCTCTCTGTCCTCATCAGTTTCAACAAATTTTATGATATCTCTGGGCTGCATTTCCAACGCACAACATAGCCGATTTAGGACTTCTAAAGTAATATTTGTATCTCCATTCCTAAATTTTCTCATTGTATCCTGACCAAAAATGCCATTTTTCTTTGCCGTAGTTGTGTTTATGCCTACCTTAGCCAACTCAGCAATTATATCTATTTTATACTTAATCATAGTATCTCCTCCTCTTTTTAGAGTACACTACAACTTAAATTTTGTCAATAAAATTCTCCGATTCTTGTGACATTTTTCTTTTTGGGACTCCATAGTTGTGGGGATAATCAAAAAGCCCCTCTACAGCACACCATGCGCTGCAGAGAAGCTTTTCAAAAGATATGTGAATGATTTCAAGTATTTACCCTTTTCAGTAGCCCTGCCTTGAGCAAATTATACATCTGTGTATTCTGGGCCGCCGTGCCCACATATCCCCTGATATCGTTGGCTACCGCGATCTGCTTTCGGAAGGCATAAGTACTGTTAATGCCCAGGCTTGTGAGGGCTGCGGAGAGCGTTGTTGGCTTGCCGGTGTATGCTTGGTAGTATGTCCCCAGGTGGACCACCTTGTCTGTGACGTCCTCCACGGCGCCACCAGAAGTTTTCTTCTCAAGCTTCAGCTCCGCCACCAAAAAGTCCAGAATTCCCCGGGCAGTTTTTTCTGCATGGGCTTGAGTCAAAATAATTGGGGTATCCTTCAGGCTGTCCATAAAGCCATTTTCCAAGAGCAGCGCGGGCATATTGGTATTCTTCAGCACATACAGGCCAGAGGAGGGTACTATCTTCTGGGAGCGGTTGCCCGTCAGGCCATTCTGTTTAACCACCGCATTATACAGCCTCCGTGCCTTCTCCGCGCGGTCCGACTTACCGGAAGCGTAATAATGTACAGTCACCCCGCCGCCCGCTCCCCCATTGATTCCTGCATTGTGATGGATGCTCATATAAAAGTCCGCTTTGCCACTATTGGCTGTTTTTGTCCTGGTAGAAAGCGGCACATCCTTGGCCCCAGTGGTATCTCCCACTCGGAGAACCCTGCAGCCATATTCTGCCAATCCTTTCTCAACCATGTCTGCGATCCGGTCATTGAGATACCATTCCCGGGTCTGGTTCGGGTCAATACTCTTCAGGCAGCGCTTGCCGGCTGTTCCCATGCCGTGCCCTGCATCCAAGGCGATAGTTTTTATACTCATTCAGCTCCCCCTTTCAGTTCCGGCAGTCCCGCCACAGATGTCAGTAGGGACAACACCCCTGCAAGAGCAGAGACAGAAAGAACATACTTCCAGTCCACCTGCCCCATAGCCGCAGCCGTCCCGATTCCAGCAATCGCTGCTTGAGCCACGGTCTTCACAGCTCTTACACCTGCCCTCTTTGCCCACTCAATCCAGTTTCTGTTTTTCATAAATTTCTCCTTCCTTATAAAAGCGCCATTGCCGCTATAATTGCACCAACAGCAGTAGTAACAACTGTACTTATTATTGCGGTTATAATCGTAGTCTTGATCTGCTTGTAATCTTTCCCTGGCTCCTTTTCCATCTCATCAAGCCTGTCATTCTGCTTCTCAATTAAATTTCCCTGCCGTTCAATGGCATTCAACATATTTTCCATATTTACAGCCATTTTCTCGACGGAAACTGTCAAGGCATTAATTTGCCCTGTAACCTTCTCTAACGCATCAAGACGGCGGTTCTGCCTCTTGTTTTCGTCTTCCAGCCGTTGGTTCTCCGCCTCCATCCTACGGGCAAACTCTTCATGCACTTCCTTGGTTATGTAATTTCCATCCATAAGCAATCTCCTATGTTCCGCTGATATACATATCATACATCTAATTTTTTAAAGATTGAAACATTTATACCCAGTCTGGCCAGCCATCTGTCTCTGGAGAAATGCGGGCGGTGTAGGAATGTTTTTCCGAATGGAAGCTTTAGTTGTGACAGAGGTATGGCTATCTTGGCGTAAAAAAACAGGGCAGAAGGATACTTTTATATTCCCTCTGCCCTATTTTTTACGCCAATTTACTCAATAAAATGTCCATTTTATTCTCTAGTTCTCTTATTCTCGTTTCCTGATCTTGAATAATTTTCTCTTGTTTGTCAATCTGCCTCTGTTGTCTTTGTATAACTGCAGTATTCAATGCAATGAATTCTGTGTATCTCAACGAATAATTATATTCAAGATTTCCGTCTTCGTCATATACACATTCAGATACCATTTCACCATTTTCATCGGCCGATATTTTCACATTCACATCTTTGCAGAAACCCGCAAAATCAAGTGCGGTCAATCCTACTTTTTGCAGTGCCTCTTCTACTTCTTGTGAAACATATCCCACATGGGTTCTGCCGGAATTGCCATCAATCATTTTGTAGGATACTGGGTTTAACTGCATAAAAAAATCTAAATATTTATCAGATAGCGGATGAATATCTTCTTTTTTATTGCGATCCGATGTTTGAATAGTTCCGCTTTTTGCATATATAACATTCCATTTAAAGTTTCCGGCGCCCGTCCCTAAATCAATTGTGGAGCTAAAACTCGGACATAGCGTTATGTTGTTAGTGCTACTAATCCTCCCAAACTTTAAATACTCACTATTACTTCTATTGTAAATATTTGTAGCGTAATTATCATGATCAAGTATCGTTTTCTGATAATTATTATTGTCATCATATTTTACTACAACTCCCGCCATAGTTGCGCTGAGGGCATAGTTTACACTCTGTGAGCCGATATTCCCGCTTGTGATAGCTTCAACCATATGCGACCAGGCCGCGCTGTTTCCTTTTGCGCCATTGGCAATAAACATCCTGGGATTTCCATTATTTTTAGTCACGCCGATGCCCGTTACGTAAGGGACATCTCCTCCGGTATAGTTATCCATCAGGATTGTGTCCATATAATATCCACAGGATTCAAAACCGAGAAACCTGTCCATCATATTAAATCTAACTCTTCCACTTGGTACATATGAAGGAGGCTGCGAACCTCCATTTCCCGTATAGGTTCCGTTTACTTGATTGGCAGTCTCTGCTATGCTTCCATACCCTACATGTGTATTATTAACAATCCGTGTGATGGTGGGTCTGGTGGTGGCACTGATGTATATGCCCCAGCCGCTGTGCCACTTTGAATATTCTTTATTATGCGTACCCAAAATTACATCATGTATTTTTACATGAGGATATTCCCATACAGAATCGGGTTCTCCAATAAGTATCACACATCTGATTCCATCGTGGCCGAATCTGACAGTAAGGTTTGAAGTTTTTGCTCCTGCTCTACCAATGCATGTAGCCGAACAGTTAAACCATGATTCCCCATCTATGTAAGTATATCCAGAGATATGATACTCCACAGAAGTATCCGTCACATAATTAAAGATTGTAACCGCAAATTTAATCATGGTGTCCGTCCATGACTGAGGCAGGTTAATGACCAGGTATCCTGTTACACTTGCCGCATCAGTTTGGTAGTCCCCATCACTTGGATACGCAATCCATCCATCCTTCCCCGCATACTCAAGGCCTCCGCTTGGTGTGACAGCTCCGATCAAGTTTGCGTCCACGGTTGCCCTGCTTACGCTGTCCTGATTTCTGAAATAAAACTTTGCATCGGAGTGATACAGTAGCATTGCCGCAGTTCTATGCCCCCAATGGAATCCAATGGTGGGAGCATAAGCCATATCTGATTGGTCGCTTGCAACCCGGTCATTTTCCCGGATCTCCAGTGCTCCGCAGTGGTACCTTTGTGTGGGTTCACTGACATATGTTCCACTAAAAATACCTTTGCCGCCCTCAAACGTATCACTCTTGATTCTGCCGGTCACGGTTCCACCAGTAAGGGGCAGTGTCCCAACCAACTTTACGGGGTTTTCTGAGTTTCCAGCCCAATGGTATGTTCTGTTGCCAAATGTGGTTACGGTCACGGCTATGAGCCATGCACTTCTTTTGAAAATCCGTAGATCAGAATAGTTGTCAGTGATTCCTGCCGCTGCCACCACAGGATCTTCTTTTTTGGCATAGCCCTGATATAAGCTGTTGTTCGGCAGGGCGGCTATAATGTCCTCAATATATGACCTTTCTATTCCAAGCTCTTCGCGAGAATAATAATTTAGGGCCCCGATATCATCAGGGGAAGGTTTGTCAATTTCGCTATATACCTTGTACCAAGTGACGCTGACTTCTGGGGTTGTTGTGCTACCCCCATCCACTAAGCCATAGTATACGTGTTGACCGCCTTGTGCCAATCCAGTGGACATCAGCAGAATGCGCCCGGTAACAGACCACTGGCTTCCAATACCATTCTGAAATCCCACAATAGCACACCACCACCCAAGAGATGGCGTCCATCCGCCGGTATCCTTAAAACGCATGGCGCACATATATGAGCTTGTTTTTATGCCATGCTTGTTCGCATCGCTCCAAAAGTCTTCAAATGTGTTGTATGAAGGGGAAGAAGTCAGAACAGGCAGGGCACCGATATCCTCCGGTGACAGATTTACGAATCCGCTCCTGTACTCTTCCTCCTCACTGCCCTTTACCCCGAACACTGCTCCTGCACCCTCCAAGTCCTGGAAGATTTCTTTTGCGCCCTCATAATACTTTTTGGCATTGTCCTCATCCTCCCCTGGCCTTGTCCCGGTGCCGCCATGGGCATAGCTTTCCGCCTCTGCCGCGCTGTCTGCCGCGTCATCCGCCTTTTGAGAGGCAGTTGCTGCGGAGGCCGCTGCTGCCTTCTGGCTTGTGTCCGCGGCCGTCGCACTCCCCGCCGCCGCTGTGGCACTCGCCCCGGCTGCTGCCGCAGACTCCGCCGCTGCCTCCTGGCTTGCTGCTGCCGCTTCCGCACTTGCCTGGGCCGCTGCCGCCTTCTGTGTAGCCGCTGCCTCGCTTGCAGCTGCCGCAGACGCGCTCCCGGCTGCTGCCCTCTGGCTTTCCGCTGCCGCTGCCGCGCTGTCAGCTGCATTTTGTTCTGACTCCGCCGCCGCTGCCTCGCTCGCTGCCGCTGCCGCTGCGCTTGCCTGGGCTTTCCCGGCCTCCACTTTGATATCTGCCAGATAGTTGGGGCGCAAGTGCTTTTCCTCAATACTACCCTCCTTGACAATCGCCGTTACCTTCCCGTCCGCGCGGACGGAAAAGGCTATGGTTTCGCTGTCCAGGAATTCAAACTCTGTGATGAGCCGCGACAGGTCAACCTCCATGTATGTACCGTCCACCAGGGGCAGGGTCAACATCTCCGTCACCGGGTCATAGTAGATGTTCAGGGCGATCTTCTCCATGGGCGTGTCAATGGTAAAGGTTGCGCCGTTTTTCCTCGTGAATGTTATGATTCCGGTTTTTTCATCATAGGCTACTTCCTTTATAAGCGGGGAGACCTCCACCTTTGTGGCCTTGGTGCTGTCCAGGACAATTACACGGTCGTCAATTACATCAATAGAGTAATCCATCTTGTTCAGATTTCGCTTATTAATAGGGCTTTTGTCGCTGGGCTTGTTTTCCCAGCCTATATTCTCATGTGCCTTTGTCATACCCTCTGCTCCTCTCTTCCGGCGGTTTCCTGGGCCGTCTCCTCTACCATCAGCTGCTCTTCTATGCAGGCGGCCGCCCGCTTCTCCATCTCCTCATATACCTCTTTTAGCACCATCCTCATAACCTCCGGCGGCAGGCCCGTGCTGTTCAGATAGTTGATGAGTCCCAGCTTCAGTTTTCTGATTTCCAAATCCATGCCTTCCTCCTTGCAATTCTAAAAAGTTTTTATATTAAGTATTTTCACATAATATTTCTGACCTTCAAATTGTCCTTGTAATGCTCCGTTTGTATAGCTGTTATATCCCCTTATGCGAGCACCTATGTAATACTCGCCTTTCAGTTGCGATACATCAATATCTTTGGACGTCGTTCCTTTTTGTGTAATATCAGTAGAAAGATTACCAAAAGTTATTGATTTGTATGAATTAAGCGCATACTTGTTTGTAGAAACGCCAACTGCAGCTTCAAAAGTATTATAATAATATTTTGTATTGTCTGCGCTTGCATCAGAGTCGTCATCAAAATAATAATACTCAAATGTAATGGTTAGTCCTATCAAATTCGTCATATCGTAGCTGCCTCCGTAGAAACCATATACGAAGTTGGGTGATACCGAACCGGTCCCTTCTACTGTTAAAGGTTCTGCGAATTGTATATTGAGAACTCTTTGTTCCAAGACAGCAATTAAATGATTAATATCCGCAATAGTCTTTGAGTCCAGCACAGCAGTGTTAAACTGGTTTATTGCCTCCCCTGTAATCTTAAATGCATTGATGCTGTTACACCACATATGCCCCTGTGAGTCCACGCCCCAATTGTTCGAGGTGATATTGATACCTGCGGATGAAAGATTCAGGGTGCCTCCCGCCATAAGGTTTATCACATCATTGGCAGAAAGGTTTATATTGTCCGCATCCACCTTAAATTCTGATCCGGTTGCGGGATTTGCGTTGAGCGCCACCTGCACCATCCTACCGTTTGCGTCTGCTTTCAGCACAATTTGCCCTGCCAGGAGTTGTAGCTGCGACGATAAATTTCCCTCTGCTGCCGTGGCGCGGCTTACCTCCGCGCTGATTGCCTGGGATGTCTGGGAGATGCTGCTGCTTAAGCTGTTGTACTGGGCCTGGGCCCCTACTTTGGTTTCGTAGGTTTGGCTTACTTCCGTGCGTATCTGCCCAGCTGTGGCAGTTATGCTTGCCTCCAGACCTTCCTTGGTATTCTGCAGTTCAGCCCGTATCTGCCCGGCTGTCTGGCTGATGGAGCTTTCCAGGCCTTCCTTAGTATTCTGCAGCTCTGCCCTGATCTGTGCCGCTGTGACGCTGATTTCAGACTTAATCTCCTTTTCCATGTCCGTCATTTCCAGGCGGGTTTCTTCAAGCGTCCGGGTCAGGACATTGGTCTTCCCCTTGAGCTGCTTAATCGACCGATGGATGCCGTTCACCTTTTCCGCATATTTTTCCACGCCCTGAGAGCGATATTTATCCCGCAGGGCCTGGATGCCGGTCAGTGTCCGCTCCAGGATATATGTTTCCACCAGCTCATACTTTGTGGGGAGACGCACCGGATCTCCGACCTCAAAACAGGGATTTCCCAGGGCTTCGCAGTCAAAGGGCTGATATGTGATCCCCCTGATTTTCTCCAGGATGTTTTCCGCGATGGGAGCAAGCTCTTCCGATGACTTTCCGTAGACCAGGAAGTTATCCTCAATGATATAGCAATTGTCCTGGGGGGTCTGGGCCCGCTCAGGCCAGATTTTCCCGATATCATTTTCTTCCTTTCGGATTTGCAGCATGGTGATGCCCTGCGTGATGAAGTTCTCGCAATCGCACTGTATGTATGTGCCATCCCCAATCCTGGATGTTCCAGGCTCAATGGGAAAAAGATCATCTGCTGGATAGAGATCATCTGCCGGCCATAACCCCTGGATTTCCTGGGGCAGATAGATGTAGTGGAACTTACCGTCCCGTCCAATATGTCCAAAGCACCCGTTAATTTCGCATATGGCGGTTATGATATCTTTTCCACTGATTTGCTCCGGGTTTATGGTCCGCTCCACGGTCACGCTATCGTTTACCAAACCACGCACCGGATTCCCTTCCCCATCCTCCCCAATCTTAGGAAGTACCTCTTCCAGACCGAAATATCGCAGGAAACTTTCCCGGAACTCCCGCAAAGACATGGTGCTGGTTTCCGCCGGCAGTATAGAATTGTACCAAGCGGCCATGTCAGTGTTGAGGATGTCATACATAGCATCATAGGCCACGATCCTCTTATACTGCCTGTCTGGATCAAGTTCCTCCGAAGCGATCTTATACTTTCCTATCATCAGCGGCTCATCAGCATAGTGCCCCGGAACCACGCTCAGGGTGAACCACTTATTTACCAAAGTTTTGACCACATTCCCAATCCGAAATTTCAGGATACTTGCCTCACAGCTTCCAAACCGCAGCTCCTTTTCAGAGCAAAGGCATTCTGTCAATTCTATGCTCTGGTCAAACATCTCCCAATCAGAAAACACCGCACCATCACACTCAATTTTCCAGTCCTTATTTACACTGCCTTTTTCGTGCTGAAACAGGCCAAAATGCTTATACTCGATCATATATTCACCTTAATATTCAATAAAAATCCACTGGGTTTCCCCATAATTTATTTTTCTTCCCTCATCATCAGCTTTTTTTATCCTAAACTTCACACTTGGGTCAAGATAAAAGTGCCCAGTGGAATACGTCCTTTTCCGGGGATTAAAGTATATACACTCCGCGTCAGTCTCGTTCTGGTTCATATAATTTCTCTCCAGGGCCGCCAAAATCATATCCATAGCCGCCTCCGGCATCGCAATGGTGGTAAAGGTGATATTGGTCTTGGTATGCTCCAGGGCGTTCCGGATTGTAACTCCTTTGCCATTAGCGAAGCTGTCCTTGTCCTGCCGCTGATCCGGGGCTATGTCATAGCTGTCAAACTTTATGTACTTATTTGGAAAAATGAATGTCCCAAACTGAAATAAATATCCACCGTATGCCATAGCCACCTCCTTACATCTGGAACGTCGGCACGCCGGTACGTTTAAACTGCTCCAGGTCTAGCTTTTTTATGATATCAAAAAGTACTCTTTCATTAATCTGTACTGGAACATGGACAGTCAATTCCTTTACTCCGCCCGCGCCGCCATTACGCCGCAGCACATTTTCCACGGCTTCTTCTATAGTAGAGACTGGCGAAACCACCTCATGTTCCCGCGTGTTGTCGCCCAGAACCGCCAGAAACTCATTATTTGGAGGAACCACCGTACCAGTAGCAAGCCGGGGAATCGAAATTTGGCTGAGCTCCCCAATGTTAAACCCAAAACTTTTCCCACCTAACAAAGGCACCCATTCAGGGATTTCAAAGTGCAGACCATTCAAGGCACCAATAATCGTATTGATTCCATTGATTACTCCATTAGCCATCCATTCAATTCCACCAAGGATACCATTAATTATTCCTTTTATTACTCCAGCAACACCCTCAAGTATTTTTGCAACTCCATTCCAGGCTTTATCCCAGTCTCTAGTAAAAAACCCAACGATAAAATCTATAAGACCTTCAAAGTATTTTTTAAGGTTTCTAATGATTTCTCCAATAGTGTCAAATACATTACTAAATACGGGCATCAGCGTACTGCGCAAAAAGTTTACAATCGGACTAAAAACATTATCCCATAAAAACTGAAATACTTTAATCATGTTGTTAATAGCAGGTATTACAATATTTATAAAAATATCTACTACATTTTCAAATACTGTTGACAAAACTCCACCTATAAATTCAGCCAGAGGAACAATTACGTTCTGCCATAAAAATGTGAGTATTGTTGACAGATTTTCAATAATAGGCTGTAAAATACTCATTACAAATTCACCTAGTGGCACAAGCACATTATTCCAAAGGCTTTCAAAGGCTGAGATAACCATAGGCAGAACTGTTTCTGCAAGGTAGTTAAAGGCCGGTGCTAAAACATCCTCAATCACACTTGTAAGCACGGTATCAATAAAATTTCTGAATGCTTCGCTGTTTTCATACAAGTACACAAATCCTGCGGCTAAAGCAGCTATGGCCGCAATTATCAAAGTAACCGGAGATGTTAAAAGAGCAAACGCTGTACTCAATGCGCTTACTGCAGCAGATAAAATTGTTCCTGCATTGGCAATTGCTAATACAACACCCGCAATCGGTGCTACAATCGTAATAAATTTCTGTATGGCTTCAGAATGCTCAGAAATCCAGTTCCCAAGCTGTGTCAAAATACCAACAATGCTTTCAATTACGGAAACAATTACACCACCAGACCATTCTCCCAATGGCTGTAAAAAATTCTCCCACAGCCATTCACCAAAAGGCTTCAAAACTTCTATAACACTATTCAGCGCTCCTATGGCCGCAGACAGCATGTCAAGAAATGCAGGAACAACATCCTCTATAGTCCACCCTGCGATTGGAAGCAATACATTATCCCAGAACCACTTTAACCCCCCGCCAATGTTTTCTGCCAATGGCTGTATGGCTTTTAGTAAACCATCAATAGACTGTAATAATGGTGTAAAATCTAATTTTTCGGCCCACTCTGCTGTGGAGTCAGCTATGCTGTGTATTGTCTCAAGTACGGTATTTGCAATGCCTAATATACCTTCCCAGATACTATCTCCAATTCCTGCCGTATTCCATGCCTCTGTCAAACTGGCGGCAAGATTCCCAATGATGTTGTAGACTCCTGTCACAATCCCAAGTATATTTGTCCAAATTGATACGCCTATACCGTTGCTAAATACCCTGTTAAAAGAATCTCCAATTGACGTTTGAAGGATATTTAAATTCGTCAACATATTAAACAAAGCTGTAACATTTTCATATCCTGCTCCGCTATTCCATGCTGTTGAAAATGCATCCGCAATTACATGAACTGTATCCAGTATGGAGCGAAGCTGGCCAAGCAGGCTGTTCACCCAGGCCAATCCTGCACCTCCAGTAAACACTTCATAAAATGTCTTTCCGACGCTCTTCGCCGCCTTTAACAGGCTTTCCAGTGCAGATTTTGCAGAGTTTACCACACTCTGTCCATTTTTTTCCCATGCCTGCCGGAACACATTCCATATTTCTGCCAATGCCCCTGACAGTCTGTCAATAATGGTTTCGCCCTCCTCAAGTGTTCCATAATCTATTTCTGGAATTTCCGGAAAACCAGCTCCATCTACTCCTTCCGAATCTGCTTTATTGGCGGCACCAGAGGAAAGATTATTCAGTTTGTCCAATGTAGAAAGCTGACCTTTTGCGGCCTTCCCGGCTTCTTTTGCTGCCTGAGCCGCATCCTCGTTGGCGCTGGCAAGATTTTCTGCCCCTGCAGCAGCTGTGTCATAACCGGCTCCTATGGACTCCCCTTCCTTCTGAGACATCCCAGGTGAGCCTCCACCCTGCGACTTTTTTCCAGTTATTAATTCACTGAATGAGCGTAATGCCCCTGTTACTGCAAACAGTCTGGCTAATAATGCATTAATGGCATTAATTACACTTGTTATTGCTTTTACTGCCTGAACTGCCGCGGGAAGGATAAATCTTCCCAGATTTGCCTTGAGAGTTGTCCATGCTTGGTTTAAATTCCCGATCTGGTTTACCCATGTATCCGATTCTCTTGACGCCTGCCCAAGGGCCCCGGACAGCCTGTTTGCATCCTCAACCATCTGAAGCAGAGTAAGCTGTTTCTGGGCTTCTGACAGCTCAATGAAAGACTTGCCGTACAGCTTATTTGCAGCGGCATTTCTGGTGAATTCCGTAGCAGATAGCCCAAGGGCCGCATCGTTTTCATAATTTCCCTTTAGGAACGATTGAAGGGATTCTGTGGTTTCTTCCAGTGAGCGGTCATAAAATGCTGCGCTGTCCGCCACAGCAACCATTGCTCTATCTGCCAGCTCAAGAGCCCCCTCTGTATCCATTCCTGTTGTTTTTGCAAAAGCGGCTATCTTTGTAAAACTGGCTTTCATTCGCTGTTCTGTAATTCCAGTTTGTTTAGCTATCCTTGATAAACTTTCACTTGCTTGCTGTTCCAAATTTCCGAATACTTGAGAAAACTGTGATTCAACAGCTTCCAAATCTGACGCAGCCTCAAGCGCTTCTTTTCCAAACTGAATAAGTTGCCCGACAGCAAACGCAGATGCAACAATCGCCGCACATTTTTTTGCTAGTCCCGCGATCCTCTCCAAAGACTTCCTTATATCCGATTCACCGCGCTGCATACCCTTTGTATTAATTCTGGTTAGTATCCTGATTGCGCCGTCATACCGTGCCACTGTCTCACCTCCAGAAAATAAAAAAGGTGCCAGCAAACACGCATTACACGCATTTACTGGCACCTCTTAGCCCTTACACTGCCCCACTCAGCAGTGTGCCGATGATTCAATTCCCATTCAGTCTCTTGCTACCAATTCCCTTTCGATTTCCATGACGATGATTCTTCCATCTTTTCTGGCCTGAATCTCTACATCTTTCCCGGCGGAAAGTTTTTCCTCAATCGCCGCGATGTCTTCCAGCGATAACTTGTATTTCTTTTCCATCTCCATATCCTCCAACCTTTTCTTTTATTGTAACATTGTTTACGAAGGTATTTGTACCAAGTTAAAAGGGACAGCACTATACCGCCCCTTTACCATATTCATGCACTCTCTTTGATCATATCCGCTATGCTCAGCTGCTCAAACTCTGGCTTATTCACAAAATCATCTGTCAGCTCCACTCCAAATTGCTCTGACACCTTTTTGAAGTTTTCCGCGATCCTGTACGGCGCAAGATTCTCTCTGTGGGCAACCCTGTCCATGGCCTTAAGATAGCTTGCCAACTCTCCTAAGGGGATTTCTGCCGAATTGCATATCTGATTGGGCATATTACCCTTTTTCGGGAGAAAAGCTGCCGCCAAAACATCTTTCGCTTTAAGCTGATACTGTAAGAGCTTGTCGGCAAGTTCAGGGTGGTCTTTCTCCATTTCATCTGTTATGGATATTTTGGCAAGCCATAACGGAATGAAATCAATTTTCAACGCAACTGATTCATTGCTTTGGTCAAATACACCTGCGCCGAATTTGGCGCACCCCTTTTTTAATGCCCTGTCTTTCTGTACATTTCTTACTTGCCTGTCCCTCTGTCCCTTGCTCATACCCAGGGCATTGCAGAAATAGTTTACCCCCGCCCAGATGTTACCGTCCTTGTCCTTTGCTGCCATTACGCTGTCGCCAAACAAATCAACGCTCTTTACAACTAAATCGTCCATAAAGTTTACCTCTACTTTCTATCAATAGTAGAGGGTGGCAGGAGCATACCCTACCATGCGTTACCCTCTATGAACTGGCATTTCGCCCTTACACTTCAATGGTATCATGGTTTCGGACAACATTTGTACCAAATTAAAAGAGCAGTATTTCTACTGCCCGAACTCAAAAAAGGCACAGCCTTAAGCCATGCCCCCGCAGTCAACCGGAATTGAACCGATGTCTCGTCTATTGACGTGTTCTGCCCGCCTAAACTATTTTCTGCTGACAAAAAGTGCCCGGATTTGAACCGGGGTTCCTGCGCTGATAACGCTGCTTCTTCCTCGTGAGCTACTTCTTTTTGTTTAAGTGATTATACCACAATTTCTCAATCCTCTCAACCATTTTCTTTTCTTCGGTAGTAAGATTTGATGCTCCTTTAGGACCGTCATTTTCAAAGTGTATATAACCATGATGAGTATGCGGCTTCATCTTTTTGTGTGGGTGATCTAAATCAACAGACTTTACTCGTTTATTGTTAGAATCAAAATACATTACTGATAACAAGTCTTTTCCACCAACTGTAACATATACCCTTCCGGGAGTCATTGTTTCCATGAGTGTTTCTGATGTGCGATCAGTTTTGGTAACAAATTTTATATTTCCGTTTTGCAGAATTGTATTATATTCACTTCCGTACTTCTTCCCCTTGTTGGATATACCCGAACTGGCCCCTCTTCCTCCCATCACTCACACTTCTTTCTTAAATCGCCTATGAAACGGCGGTATCTGCACTATGTTCCCCTGACATTCCTCTGGAACCTTCCCATAAAAGAGAATCATTTCTGGATGTAGCCTGGACAGCATTTTATCGTATCCTGCCAGAAACAGCTCTTTCTTCGCCCTGCTGTTCGCCGCTCCAACAGAAGATACCGCCACAACCCCACCCTCAGGCTCCCCGTCAAAACACCATTCAAAACTGTCCGGTGTGCTCCATGAGATAGTTGGTATCACATTCACACCGTTTTCCTGCAGATATGCGCCTACCCAGTGCTTGCGGTAGTGGTTGTATATCTGAATGGCTTTGGGGAAGTCAGTGTATGTAGAGAAGTCCGGGGACATGACATGGCTGAACTGCCGAAACATGTCAAGGTACTTATCTGGAGTCTGCCAGACGGAATTGAACTGGTAATCATCAAGGAAGAAATGCACACCCTTACCAGCTCTGTCCTTTTCACTTCTGGCATAGTTGAAACCTATCCATTCGCAATCCCTATACTGCGTCGGCCGTATCTGCGGTATGTCATATTCCCCGACACCTTCAAATATACGCTTCTGGAGGTTTTCATACCCCCTTGTCTGCCGGTACATTTTCTTTCCTCACAATCTTCTTTCCAACTTCCAGAATTACAATCCCATCCTTGTTTCGCTTGACCTCCGCCGTATTGCCCCGCTCTGCAATTTCCCGGGCTGTTTTACCAATCTCTTTGTCTGTCATCCCAACACCTCATCTAACAGCGCTTTATATTCTGCTTCCTGTTCCTGCTCTTCCCTGGTTCTGGGCTTCTCCAGCCGGATAAGCTCCTTGTTTTGTGATAAGAACTCTTTCTCATGCTTTTCCAGCTTCTTCCCTTTGTTAAGCTTATGCCGGATACCTACAACAAAGGAAAAAGTGCCTTCTCCCACTTCGTTGAAATATCCCAGGAACGTCCACCAGTGCAGGTACTCAAGCTCCCTGATCTCTCTCCCGGCTACTTTGTTTACGGCAGAAAAAATCATCTGCTCATCTTTTATCCAACTATATGTGGGTTTTCCCTGCTCCTCTTTTTCTGGACTGCCGGCAGAGATAAACCAGGATATCTGCCGGACAGCTTCACCCACATTAAAGCCGGTGGCCACTGCCTCCAGTACATCATCATCACCGGAGAAATCTTCAAACAGCAGATATATAGCCACGATCCACTTTTCCTCCTGGGTCAGTTCCGGGTCCTGGAACGCCTCAAACACCTGAAGAACATTGCGGTAATCCGTGCGGACAAGATATTCTTTCCCATTTACCAGGAGCACTTCTGGCAGGGTACCTATCATACCCTGCCACCTTTTTTCTTGTGATCCTGCGGCTTATACTTACTCATACGGGCCTTACTGGCCTGCCGCTGCCGCTCAACCTTGCGTTTGAACAGCTCCTCCATGACCGGGATGATCTGCTCAAAGAAGTCCAGAATTCCATCTGCATCCGGCAGGAAATCTGGGATTTCTGCATACTCGTCTCGGAAATACTTTCTGACCGTGTCAGGGCCAAAAAGACTGTCAATCGTCTGCACGGCCTCAGTAGAAAACTTTACATTTTCACATGACATTTCCTGTGTCTTTTCCATGACCGCGGCAAAATCATCTCGTTCCTCATATTTCTTTTCGATTTGGTCCAGGGCTGCATGGATTTTTTCTGCCAAGTCTGTTATGTACTTAAATCCGGATACAAACTTGTCGAACAGTGATGTATTATCGGCAGAAACCACTATATACTCGCCCTGCTCATTGAGCTCGATCTTCAGCAACCCGGATGCACGTCCTTCAATCTTTACGTTTTCCATATCCATATCCTTTCATGGCCAGAGATTTCTCCCTGGCCGTTTTTGTGTCAATCGCTCAAACTTTTTCCCGTGTCTTCAGGCGCCTGCAGCTTAGATGCCTGGGAACGCATAAATGTAGTGGATTCTTCCGCAGCCTTAGGTGTAAACGTGGGCTTGCGGTCCGCCACAGATACAGTGCCCTGGATCCGGTTTCCAGATTCATATGCAGTGAAGGAAATTCCATATCCGGAGGTGTCTCGTCCATCGGTATCTACTACAATCCTGGCGGGAACCTTAAACCCTTTTCCGGTTAGAGTCTTAGTATCAGAATCCTTAACCTCCTCTGTCAGAGTTGCGACAAGCAAAGTTGCCGTGATCAGCTCATCATCCACAAGCAGACCGTTGGCAATGTCCTGCAGTGGCTCATAGATGGAATCCTCGGTCCTGGCTACATAATCCATGGCAATCGACGGTGTATATCCGTTATGGCTGAATGTGGTCTCCCCCAGGACGTTCTTGGTCTGTTCCGTGTCGGGATTGGTCTCGATGGACAGATCATCAGAATCTTTTCCCAACAGGGTGAAGTTCTCATCATCAAAGGATAGCCACATTGCCCTGCAGCCCCTCAAAATCTTTCCCATAATAATCCTTTCTACCCCACAATTTTTTGGGGTCAGCGACCCTCTCAGTTGCAGGCCGGTTAATGCTTAATCTGATTCATATTCCAGCACTGCATCCGCAGCATACACAGTGCTTTTGTCTGCCCCAGTCTCATCCTTGTATGGGAGCACACTGGAGGATGTGATCCTGGTGATGGTTCTGCCACCGGTAAGCTTCGGCCAGTTTTTAATCTCCTCCAGCCACGTCATAATCCTGCCCACGTAAGCCTGCGCATCAATACGCTGCGGGGAGGTCTTGGGATTGCTCTTATAGGCCACGCGAAACCCGATCTCTGCGGTAAATCCCCCCAGGACATTATGGCTCTTATATCTGCCGCTCGGCAGCGTAAATACCGCCAGGGAGCTGTCCGCGCCCAGAGCGTCATACTGGGCTGTCACGTCCGGGTCGCCCGGCTCGCTCGGATACTGCTTCACCAGCTCCCACAAGGCTTTTTCGATAATGTCATATTCTGTTGCGCTTAATGGTTCGATTTTTGTTTGTTCGGGCATAGGCTACCTCACAATCAAATAAAGGATAAACGCTGTCACATAATGCAGAATTTGGTCTTGTGTATATGTGATTTTGTTCCATCTCGCCTTTAACGGGTCAATAATGATATGGCTGGCAAAAAGAACAGCCAACTGCCAATTAAACCCAAAGCACAGATAAAAAGGCAGAATGTACAATGCGCAATGCACAAACAAGTGATACCAATTCTTCCCTTTTGTCTGTGCGATAAAATCACACTGCAAAACATAATCCCCCACTAAATGACATAGGATTATTTTAATTAAAATCTCAATCACTCTCTTTTTTCCCTCCAATCTCAACCCTCGGTATCAGCGCGAAAGCGGATTACTCACCCAAATCCACGCCTTCCATGACTGCTCTTGCCTCCAGCACAGCGATATAGTCGGTCATTGCACGCACCTGCATATTGTATGTACTTCTCGGGCAGGTCGGTGTGAAATTCAGTTCGCCGTTGTCCCACTTCTGCAACATTGCCGCCAGCTTCTGATAGCGGATAACCACCTGCTGATACTCTGCCTTGAATCGCTCTTTGTAATCTGCGCTGTTCATCATTTCAACTGTTTCTTTTAATTCCATAGTCTTATTTTCCTCCTATTTCAAATCGTGGTATTAAGGTGTACACGTCCACCGTATCAACGCTGTACGCATACCCGTATTTGTTTTTCACATGCTCAAAGAATCCGCCGGGATAAACGTCACTGTCAATCATGCCCTCCGGCAAATCCACATCAATCCCCAAATCAGCCTTACCCACAATCACAAAGAAATCCTCGCCCTTATTCAGTGTGAAGTTTTCAACCATTTCCTCCGTGGTCAGCTTCACCCACACCGGCGGCGATTTGTAAGGCTTTGGCAGATTGGCATTCGGGATTTTCACCACGCACACACTG